ACCGCAGCATTTGCAGTTATTGTTACTTGACCATCGGTTGTTTTTGTCCAACTCGCATTGTCAAAGGTTTGGCTCTGTAAAACAAGATTAGTCCGCACCTTCTCAATTAGGCCGTTGCTTGCCACTCTGGTGGCGTCAGAGGCACGGGTGAACGTCAAGTCCCCAGTACCATCGGTCGGCTTAACGCTATAGATTTTTTGGTTCTTGTACCCCGAAGGAATTAAAACTAATGATGCGTCATCGAAATAGCTCATAATCAGTTGTAGTTTAGTCTGTCAATTGCATCCACCAAGCAGGCAAATGCCTCTACCGTTCCACCGTCTGCCACAACACGAGCAGAATACTTCTCAGCATAAGTGAAGGCATTATCAAAGCAAGCAGGCACACCATCACCCGTTAAGGTGCGTGTGTTGTAATCCTCATCGCCAAAGTAGGATGAGCAATATACTTCACCCCAGTTGATATTATTTGCCATTGTCTTTTAAATAACTCTTTAACTTGATGATATTGCTCTTCTTCGGCTCGTAGGTCTTTTTAGAGAACCCAGCTCGCAAAGTTCGCATCGGTGTCGGGGTAGACATCTGCATTGTTGTTTGAATTATATTGAGGGAATGACGCTTGGTTGTAGCTCATATAAGTGATGAACCTGTCGGTGTAGTACTGCGCTAAATCACGAGCCTTGCCTACCAAGTAGTCCACCTCAATCTTTTCTGCCGTTGTGCTATTCTCGGAGTTGTGCTTGAACACCCCACCGTTGCCGATGGTATAAGCAGCAAAAGGCAAGTACTCCACCATCGCCCAATGGATAAGCATCGGCTGAAGGTAGTCGTTTACAAGAGCCAAGTAAGGGTTGGCAAGAGTATTGGCGATGATGTCATCGCTTATCTTGTCATACAACTTCGTGCCTGTGTAGTTTTGGATGTGTATCTCCTGTGCGATTTTAATAAACTGAATAAACTTGTCCGTGTCCACGTTACCGCCAATCGCGGTGTTGCGAACCAAGTCCTCTCGTTTAATCCATAATGCAGTTGCCATATCTTAGTTTTTATATCCTCTTGTTGGTGTTTCAATAGGGGCGATAGCAACGAGGGGGTCATTCTGCATAGGTCGGAATCCCATACGAATGGCTTGGTTCACGTTGATAATATCCGTGCCGTTCAAAGAGCCTCCCCCGTAAATCTTGCCCTCTTTCGTTAGCTTCTTGCGGTAGATTCTACGCTCCCAACGATGGTGGCAGTTAGCACCGCCTTTGAATAACCATACGCTATACCTTTCACCCTGTGCTTCTGCTCCTCCCTTTGAACTCAATGCCTCTACATCCTCCTTGCGGTAGACTCTTTTGGCACCTATCAACGTGCGGCATAGCAAACGGCTTTCACCCTCTGGGTCTTTTTTAGTTCCTATGGCGTAGAAGTAACGCACCTTGTAACGCTCCGTATCTTGCTCGCTCTCTTGTTGCGCTGCAAGGTCGGTGCGTGAGTTGAGGTATGCCTCTACATCGTATTCTGCTCCCTCATCCTCAACAAGCTCAGCGGTGATTAGGTCAAAGTCCTTCATCAGCTCCTCCTCGCTTTCGCCAAGACTCTCAATGTTCAATAGCAACTCTGCCGCAAGCTCATCACGCAGGAAGGGGCGGTCATCATTCTTTGCAAATTTGACCTTCTTCTGCGCCTTCATCTGGGAGATGATAGCAGAGGAGTTGCCTGCAAAGAGAGCCTTCGCAACATCGGGGTCAAACTGAAGCATCTGCACCAAGAAGGTGATGGCTTGGTCTACCGTTAGAACGCCATCCTTTACGCTCTGCATAATCTGCAAAGAGCTTGCAATCTGCGCTCCGTTGTACGATGCATCCTTCTTGATTAAGTCCTCGTTGGCTTCGCTCACTTGCACGGTCTCAATGTCTTCTGTTTTAACGCCTGTTGATTCCTCAATAACCTCTGCATCTTGTACCTCTGTTTCGGTGAACTCTAAAGGCTGAAGGGTCTTGAAGTACAAGTTGAGGCTGATGTCGTTGTAAGCCAAGATTTGGTCTATGCCGTCAAGGATAATCTCCTGCTTGGGTCGGATGACAAGGTTGTCCAAAAGCATAGAGGCGGTCTTCAATTCATCGGCATTGTTGCCAAGTCCTGAATTGTCCTTGATGCCCAAGAGCATAGGGCTTACAATGCGGTGAGAAACCATTATCTTCTGTGCGGCCTCATCAGATAAGAACTGATATTGAGCAGCAGCATCAGATAGCTGAACGGTGTCAATGGTGGCTGCAAGGTCTTTGTTATCATTGAATGCAAGGATAAACTTACCAGAGTTTGAACTGCCGCTATACTTTTGAGCAATCTGATTCTCTATCTGCCTGCGCTCTTCTTCACTCGGCACACCATTGTTGAAGTTAATCAAAAGTGATGGGCTTAAAGAGTTCTGTACGTTGTTGATGTGGTAGTTGGCGATTTCCTCCTCAAGCTCTGAATATGGTAACGAGCCTTGATAATCCACAGGCGAGTACGCGTAAAAGCCTGCTCGGTAAGGTTTGATGTAAAGAATCTCTAACCCTTCCTTGCTTGCTCCAAACGCAGGTATGCGCACAGGCGTTTCTTTTCTACTGGCTACGTCTGTCCAATTCTTGGCGTAGTAGTAAGCATCAATATCCCCCTCATCGTTTGTCCTCGCAGCCCTCAATGTCTCAATGGGGATGTGCTGCACCTCTACAATCATATTGTGGTCAGCGGAGTACACCACTTGAAAGGCACATTGCCCCATCATAACGTAGTCAGCGACTATCTTCTGAAGGCAGGGCTTGGTGAACAAGCCACGCATCGCAGCATACTCGCTCGGCTTTGAGGCAGAATCCGTTGCATCCAGTCCCTTACCAAAGGTCATATCCATCAAAGAGTTGAGGATAGCGTTGTTGGTGGGTGAGCCGTTGTAGCGGTCAATCAGATACCCGAAGTAGTTATTGTCCTCTCCGTATTCAATATAATCCTTGCCCTGAACCTCTTTAATGACAGGCGTGGTGTAGGAACTGAAGTTCACAACGTGAACCTTGCTTCCTTTAGATGATGATGTACTCATTGTCATAGCTTGTTTCTTCGGTGTAGACGTTTTCGTTCACCGTAAATTTCTCGTAGTCTGTTTGCGAAGTTACAAAGACCCTGTCCCGATATATTAGATTTCCCGATGCGAATACCTTTAACCCATAGAATCTATTATTGACCAGTACGAACGTGCCTGTAAGGGTCATAAAACCATTAGCAGAGGCAGCAGTAACCGCAGGTGTTGCGGTGGTGTTTGTTGATTCATCAATCAGCGCAATCGTAACACTCGCAGGGAATGTGCGTGGAATGATTACTATTGCTTGTGGCGAGGCTGATACTTGAAGGATATGCATCTTAATTAAATAACCTTTTAATTCCGATTTGTTTGAAAATAGAAAAGGGGCTTACGCCCCTTCAACTATTTTACCTTGCGGTAGGTTACGAGTTTGAACCCACTACAATCGTGTCGTTAGCACCTGCAAGTCCTGCGAATGGATTGGCAACGGTAGCACCTGCGATGAAGTTAGCAGGAAGTTGCTCCTGTGCCTCCATTGTCAAGGTATAGCCCGATAGGTCTCCCATAGCAGCACCAGTTACAATCGTTCCACCCGTTACTTCGGCTCCGTAATTCAGACCCATCATAAAGGCGTTGCCGTTGTAGTCTTGTACCACAACATAAGGCCTTCCATAAGCAAGTAGCTTCAATTCTTTGTTGTCCTCTTTTGTGAGTTTGGTCAACGTAAGATTCAAAGTCTGCGTGAAGAAGGTAGTACCATTCTCACGGCTTGAGTTAAAGGTTTGCTCAAAAGAGCTATTGCCTTTTACAAGATATTGGTAAGCAGAGAAAGTACCACTAATGTTGGTAATTTCATCGTTGGTGAGGGTAACGGTACCCAAGTCACCGAAGTCTACAAAGTACACGGCATAAATGCCACCTACTACGTCTTTACAGGGTACCGCCCTGCCTTTTGTTAAATCACAAGCCATTGTTTCTTTGTTTTATTAGAATTAAAAAAGAGGGCGAGGACATAGCCCAAGCCCCCTCTTGATTTACATTAACTCGTATTAAGAGTAAAGGACTACGTCAGCTCCGATTCCGTACTGAACTCCTGCGAAGAAGCGTAGGATTACGCGGATGTTGTCTGAACCGTCAAGGTCAGCCATATCAAGAACGCGAACTTCGTTGCGCTCGTTCAAAAGACCAGTTCCGAAGAATAGGTTAGAAGCTTGAGCAGCGACCATCTTGTTTGAAGGTAAGCCGTTACACATAACAACCTTGATGCCATCAAAGAACAAGTCTCCGTTGCCGTACCAAGTAGTGCCTTTGTTGTCAACACCATTTGCTCCAAGACCTGAAGTTCCGAATCCACCAAGAGCGCGGACATAAGCCTTAGCTACGTTTTGTGGCACGAAGATTTGTAGGTCTTCCTTGCCATAAAGGGCAGAAGGAATAGCATCTACAACTTTACCAAGTTCGGTGATTACGTTTGCAGCCGTCACGGTTGTGGCGGTTACGTCAATAACGTCAGAGTCAGCAGTCATCAATGAAAGGAATCCAGAGAACTCACCTGCACTTGCAGCAGTTCCGTTCCAGATGTTCTGCTCAATCTTCTGTGAAGTCTTTGCAGCAACGTGGGCGATAAGGAAATCAGCGAAAGAAGCAGGGATGCTATCGTAAGCAGAGAAGCCCATTTGACCACCAATCCAAGAATCGTAGTAGTCCTTCTTGCAAAGCTGCAAGTTCACTTGGAATGGCTCAACCTCAAGGATGCGGTCAGTCAAAGTCAAGGTAGAAGTTGCATCAAAATCACAAGTGGCATCTTTTACGATGTCGTTAGTGTTCACCTTCTGAAGGGTGGTGCGGTAGTTTACGTTTGGAAGAATCTCAATGAGACCTTTGTCAAGAGTGTTTGCGCTCAAAAGAGCAGCAGAAATATACTTGGAAGCAAACGCTCCTGCATAATTCGTTGTGATAGAGGTAGTTGTCGGCATTGTTTATTTGTTATTTGTTGATTCGTGCAAGGACTCGGTCAATCGCTCTTTCGGGGCGGTTGGCACTCATCTTTTGGACTTGCTTTGTTTCGGGGTTGTGCTTGATGGGCTTCGCAGCAGGTGCGGCAGATAGTTCAGCTTTCATAGCTGACATCTCCTCCTTCTTGGCGTAACCGCCCATCTCCTCACGCATTACTTTCATCTCCTCACGCATCATTGCAATCTCTTCGAGAACTTTCTCGACAATTGCAACAACCGCAGGGGCTTCTTCTGCCATTGGCATATCAGCAAGTTCAGTAGCTGCTTCGGCCTCAACCTCAACTTCTACCTCTGCTTCAGCGGTGGCTTCTTTAATTTCAGCGATTACGCCTTCTTCGGTGATAACGAGTACACGACCATCTTCAAGGAGGTGTTCGCCAACTGGAGCAGCAACTCGGTCATCGCCACTAATGACAAAGACTTCGTTACCTGCTTCAAATGATTCTGCCTCAAGAACGGCTCCGTTCTCAAGTGTCATTTGCTCGAACTTAACCTCACGGATGGAGGACAGTTCAGCAAGGATGCGGTTTAGGATATTGTTTGCTTTCATATCTAACTAATTAAAGGGGTTTTGATTATTTGTAACATTTTTAGAGGTCTTGCCATAGAGTATTTGTTGACTCCCATAGGGTATTGATGGTCTGCCACTCCTCGCCTCGTATCTTCACGCTTATGCCTTGACCCACTAACGAGCCTACCCCTTGCGCTTGGATAGTGCCATCGCAGCAGTTGGACTTGTAGGTGTTGTCTTTGCATAAGCATCCACGCCTGCCACCTCGCGGTGATGCAACGGGGAGTTTTTGTGGTCTATACATTGTTAAGTTCTTTTAGTTTAGATTCTGCCCAACGCTTACCTGCAAGACCGCCCCACAATAGGAACGATATTGTACCGCAGGCTTGCGTGTCATTCTCATCGTAGTATTCTTCGGCTCTTGATAGGTATGAGTACATCCGTGTGATGGTCTCTACGCTTACAGGCTTGCCCTGTGCGAGCTGCTGCGCCCTTACCTTACCGACAGGAGTAGCACACTTGTTGCCGTTCTTCTCGTTTAGTTCAATACCACGCTTGGCGTTGTTCTTTACCGCAGCAGGGTAGTCAGCAAACGACTCCATCTCGGTGCGTGTTCCCGACTTCTTACGACCATCCCTTTTTATGATAGCGACAATCTGTGCAAGCATCAACGCTGCTTCCTGCTCCTCAAGATTTGCCATCTCCTGCTTGGCAAGGTTTAGCTTGTCCACGAAGTACCCCTCAATAGAGAAGCCTTTGACCTTTCCTGTCTTGACAAAGTTTGTCCAAATCTCTGGGTTGTTGACTTTCATAGATACCATCCAAGTGCCTACGGGCAAATCAAAGCCGTACTTCTTGCTCTTGTCGTGGACTTCGTCTTCAATAATCCAAGACTCTACAACCGTGAGGCCGTTGATGCCTACCTCGTGTTCAAGCGTAGCGTTGTTCTGCTTAGACTTCTGAAAGAACATCTCGCTGGCTTTGCGGATGGTGGCTTCGCTGAAGTAAACGTAGAACTCCTCTTGGCCTTCGGCTCGGTAGATGGGCTTGTTGGGTACGAGTGCTGCTCCCATAAGGATGCGCTTCTCATCGCTCTGCGTGGCAAACTCCACCCGTTGTGAGTTGAGCGCAATGAAGTCCTCCTCAATAGCAGGATATTCTACAAGGGAGATTGCATCAATGCCAGTTAGCAGCATTGATTCATCAAGTATTAGTTCAATTAGTTTCATCATCCGAATGTTGCGGTTCTTACTCTTTGGCGTTGTAGTTGTTGCGAGGTCGTTACATCACCACCCACAACGTATGCACGGATGGGTTGGCTGAACTGACCTCCTATGCTCTGTGCAAGTTGGTTCACGCCACCCTGTCCTACGATGTTAAACTGCGGTGGTTGTGATGGCGCAGTAGGGGTAGATGTAGGTGTGGATGGAGCAGATGCTCCCCCCGTAGGCTGCGCTCGGTTAATGTCACGGATTGATGCAACGGTTGTTGCCGCAAGTGCCGCCAACTGAATACCCCTATTTATTGAACCAAAGGGTTCTGGTAGCGATGTGCTATTCTTGAAGATTCCGACTGCTGCTTGCGCTGCGTCTATAAGCACATTTGCTGATGCTACGGCTTTGCTATTCTTGAATAATGCACCAAGCGCACCCTGTACCGCATCAATGGACTGATTAACCATTGCGGCCTTTGCATCTTGTGCGGCCTTCTCCAATGCCGTTTGAGCATCGGTTGTCTTTTTTGTGATAGCAACAATCTCTGCTGATTGCTTCTCCTCAAGAGCAAGCCTCTGCTCTGCCGACAATTCATCCAACTGAAGCAAGGCAAAGTACTTATCACGAACTGCATTTATCTCACGTTGTTGGTCGGTGAGTAGCATCTCGTATGCCTTATCCAATGATGCGCTCTGCTGCAAATCAAAGTCTGATAATGCTTTCTCCTGCAATGCTGCAAAGGCTTCTTCGGCCTTTATCTTCTCATCGGCTGCGGCTTTCTCCTCTGCTCTTAATCCCTTTACTTCAATACCAAGCCTGCGCTTGCGAGCGATGCTCGCCTGCTCCAACTCCGATACACGAGCCTCTGCCTCTGCAATGGCTACGAGTTGCTCCTCGTTTGTTTCTGATATTCTTGCCTGCGCCTGAAGAGCTGAAAGCCTTAGCTTTTGGTTTTTGATTTCTTTGGATGCAACGGTCTCTTCTAACGCTCCTGCTTTTAGTACCGCAGCGATACGCTCCTCTGTGCTTTTGGTTAGGTCATCAGCAACGAAGCGAGCCTCTGCAATCTGCTTGTTTGCCTTTGCACGTTCTACAATTAGCGCACGTTCTGCATCTTCTACGTCATTCAATAATCCTGCGACTCTTGCTCCCTCTTTGGCTGCTGCCGCTAACGTCTTGGCAAATTCAGCCGCAGCAGCACCTGCTGCCCCAATCTTGTCGGTGACGTTCTCAACTCCAAGCGCAACCTTGCCTGCTGCATCGGCTGCGGTCTTTGCCGCTTCTTTGAACTGACCCTTTAAGACAAGACCGATTGCTTTACCAAGAGCAGGCAGTAACTCTAAAAGCCCCTCAATTCGGTTTGTGATATTTTCTTTTAGCAGTTTGCCAAAATCCTTGAGTGCTTGCTGCGGATTCTGAAATGCCTCAAAGAGCTTCTCCCCAAGTTTAACAAGTACATCCGTCAGCTTGCCAACGACTGCACCAAGTGCGCCCATAACAACCGCTAATGCATCACCACCACGCTCGGTGTTCTTAAAGTAAGTGACAAGAGACGTTACCGCGACAAGCAGCGCACCCAAGCCAGTTGCAATGATTGCACCCTTGAGTGTACCAAAGGACTTTACCGCCCCACCAATACCACTCTGTAAGCTCTTGAACGCTGAGACGGCACCACCTGTGCGCTTGTCAAGTGCCTCAAGGCCATCTTTGATGGCATCGTTGCTCTCTTTGGCTTTGGCCTGCGTCTTGTCAGCCTCTATCCCTACGGCCTTAAGCGCAGCGATTGCTTGACTCGCATCACCTTTAATCTCAATTATTTCAACTGCCGCCATTGTAGCTTAATATATTCTTTCCATCCTTCAGGTAGTTTGTTCTTGCCTTTGGCAATTTCAACGCAGTCACCTGCGCCAAGCCACTCATCCGAGTTTAGTATTTCAATTAAATAACTTAAATAGGTTGGCTTCATACTACGTTGAGGAGTTCAAATGTTGCTTTGCCTGTGGTCATATTAAGGCTCACGTTGTTGATTAGGTACTTGGTGTTGTTCCAAATGATTGCGTTTTGCAGGTTCAGCGTTATGATTTTGCCGATGGGTAGCACCGCTTCTACGTTGTACACCCTGCGGCTCTTGGCGTATAGGTCGGTGATGTAGTTAAAATACTCGTTAAAGTAAAGGCTTTGAGTTACCGATTCAAAATGGAAGGGGTCTATGTCCCCTCCAAAGCAAATAGAGTTTGAGGCTGCTGCGCTTGAGTATCGGTTTGACGTATTTGAATACCAAGCGATGTCAACTCGCTCGTGAGTACCATCCAAGTTTACAAATCCTATCGGGTTCTCACTTAAGTCGTAATTATCAAAGTAGCCGTAGAATAAAATAGGTGCGCCTAAGTATGGGTTAAACGTGCCATCCTCATTTGCATCGCTTGTAATGCTTTTGTACACGAGTACGTTGGTTAGCGTATCATCGTGGCGGTCTGTTAGCCTCTCAAACAACGGGCATTCAAACGGCACTTCAATAAGCAGCTCCTCACCATCAAAAGTAAAGGTCGTGTTTAAATCACCGAAACCTACATTGTTTGTTTGTTGGTATTGGAATCCGAGTATCTGCTCTGTTGGCTGATATTTAAATTCTATCTCCTTGTATAGCGGTGGGCGGTCTATCGTGTACTCCGTGATGTCTAAATAGTCTTGGAAGTCTTTATCGGTTCCTGCTGCGTACCAATCCTCCAACGGCTGAAGCAGGAAGGTGTTAGTCGTGGTTGGCACGATTACCATATTGTACATCTTCAGAACTCCTGCAACGAAGTCCTTGATTTTTATTTCGGGCATCAATTCCGACACTCTCACCGTTGCCGTGATGGTAGCGGATGAGGTCATTGAGGCAGTGCCTATTATAGTAGACGGAAATAAAGTTGCTTGCCACGATGTAAAGCGGTAGGTGAGAGCCGTTGAATTTTGATTGGGTTTAATTCTTAACGAAACCCTATCACCCGCACGGCAATCAAATCCTTGTAATGAAACAAGGTTGCCTGCGGCAATGGTTGGCAGTACAACCGATGACCGATATGCTCCATTTACAAATAATCCAACATTAGCCTCTACGCTCAATGTATTGACAAAAACGGTGAAATTATACTTTCCGTCAGCAGTTATGTCAAAAGTATCATTGTCAAGGTCAAAATGAGTACCCGTTCTTGTTTGGAAGTTTATCTTTTGATACGTTACTGCGTTCGGTTGGTTTTGGTACATATAGCCTTCCTTACGGTGCAGCCATAGCGATA